TATCTACGCAACTGTTCTATTATTTCAGGTCTTGCGCTATCAGCATAAGTCATACCTAATACCTCTACTCCTTTTAGATATTGGTGTATGTCCTCTGTTGTCATCTTTGACCTGTATAGAAGTTCTTTAAAGTATAGGTTGTGGTCTTTCTTGTATGTCGCAACAAGTGTAGTAGGGTCGTTAAATCCAAAGTCCATCCCATAAGCCACAAGCTGTGCATCATCAGGTATGCTATCAATCTCTGTGTATTTGAATATAGTTGCTTTAGATATTGCTCTTTGTCCAAGTCCATATATTCTCCAATAGTTCTCATCTGTGTCTTTTAGTAGTTCTATCTCGCTTCTTATGCTATCATCTAGGAATGGATTGTCTAGGTAAGTAGTGTTGTATATTTCTACATCTTCTCTTTGCTCTAGCTTCTCCCATATCCAATGATATTCATCAGAAGGGTTTAAATCACCTACTATCTTGTCTGTTGTTCTAAATACTAATTGCTGCCAATCTTCAAATGTCAGTTCATTCATCTCATTGGCAAATAGTAAATCCCTCTTGCGCCCTCTAACCTTTTGTGGTTGGTCTAATGATATAAACTCTATAAGGTTGCTATCTAGCTTATACTCGTGGTTTGACTTGTTGTGGTGTTCTTCACTATATAAGTCCATACGTTTAAGTATCTCTAGAAAATCTCGCATCACAGTAGCACGTACAGCAGGAAACGTTTTACGACATATAGTAATCGTTTTGTTATCGTGGTGTTGGCAGTAGTGTAGTATTATCCACAGGAGGACATTGTATGTCTTACCGCTTCTTGTTCCACCAACTTCTAATGTTATCTTCCTATTAGAGTTGGTTAGGTGGTTGTATACTTTATTTACTTGTATTGTGGTCAATCACTTCTACCTTAAAACTCTTTTGTTTTGTGTCGTGCTTTATCTCTCGCTTTGTGCCATTCAATCGGTGTGCTTCTTCATCACTACTAATCATCTTCATAGCTGCTATTTGCAATACAGGGGCTGCTTCAGTTGTAATCCAATTATTGAGTAACGCTACCTTCTTAACAGTTCTATTTTCTTCTATCGCCTTTTTTATGCTGTTAAGTTCGTTAAGTTTATGCTCATAAAAAGTAGGTTTTGAACAGGGTAAATAAGCAACTACGTGTTCTATAAACATCAGTTTATGCTCTTTAATGGCTTCTAGTGATTTTCTTTCTAGTTCTTTAGTGTCGTACATAGGTAAGCGTATTAAGTTATTGTAAACCGCTTATAAGTATAACGTAATTAGTTTACTTTTTTAAAAGAATAAATTATATATGCTATTCCATATAGCTATTGTGGCAATCCCTATTACTATCCAAGCTAATACTTTTGTGTGGTCTATTTTCATAAGTTTATTATTGTTTTAATCAATCCACCTATTGCTCCTATTGTTAGAAAGGTAGCCCATATAATTGCTATTATGTATATAGCTTTTTTCACAGTATTACTGTTTCAGAAGCATTGTATATAGTTGCTTGTTGGTTTCTTGGTTTTATATTGTTTCTACGTGTTTCTTTCAACTCGTTTCTTAGTTCTTCTATCTGACCTTTTAGTTCAACTATCTTTTCTTCTAGTACTCTGTTTTCATACACCATTGTTTCAACAGTAGCAACAGTACCCTTTTTTGTGTACATATTATACACTCTATCGTACGCTTCTTTAAATGCAGGGTTATGGTCATAATCCCAATCAAAGTTGTTTAGTGCGTGTATCACAGTTGCGTGTGTCTGCCCTAGTGTATCTCCAATAGACTTGTAACTCATTTTAGTAGTTAGGGTTAGTATCTTGTAGTATATCTTTCTTGCAAATACTATTTCTCTGTGTCTAGTGTTTATTGTTATGTCTTTCCCTGTTTGTTTCTCAATCAAAGTTTTTAGGTGTTGTATGTTCTCCCTGTTTCTTTGTGTAGTATTTAGTAAGAAGTTTTTGTATTTCATCTGTATAATAGTTTATTAGTTTCTCATTTGTGTTTTCGTATGCTCTTTGTAGTTCGCCCTTAAAGTAGGAATAACTTTTTATTAGTGTTTGTTTAGTCATAATTTAAAGCATCTAATATAATCATTTCTTCTTTAACCTCTTGTAGCATTTCTAAAGCATCTTCATAATCTCCTAACTTGATGGCTAGTTGTATGGTTTCCATATCGCTTATAAATCGTTTCATAGTGTACCTCTTAATGTGTAACTGTCTAGGTCAGCATCTTCTATAAAAAACATCCTGTATCTGTCTATGGCTTCAAGGGTCTTACGTTCTCCTTCTAAATAGAAGTCCTCTGATACGTCGTATATTGCTATATCTAGTGTGCCTTTGTCTAAAGCTATAAATGTAAACTCTGTATAAGGTATGTTAAATAGTTGGCAGTATATATACACTTGTATATCATAACCGTATTTTTTAGCTGAATATGGGAATGCTCGTATGTCGGTTGTAGTTTTTAAATCTACTATACCACTCTTGCCCAATACATCTGCTTTACCTCGAAATGGCATCATATCTATATTACCAATAGCAGGTACTTCTGTTTGGCAATCAGTAATTAGTTTCAAGGCTTGTTCATTCTTAAAGAAAGCATCTATTAACCTTTCGTTTTCGCTTTGCTCTTTTGCTGTAAAACATTCGCCATACTCCTCTACTGCTTCCTTAAACTTTTTAGCGTTTCTACTTTGTACATCTATGAATTTTATCTCGCTGTATTTTTCAGGCTCTAGTATAGCTGTGTGGAATAAATGCCCTGCACGTAAAGCAGGAGATGTTTCGTTCTTGCTGTACTTTGTAATGTAGTGATATTTTTTTGGGCTTGTCTGTAACAATTTAATACTACTGCTACTTAATGCGTGTTTACCTAAATGACCATAATAAAAGCTATCATCATCCATTTTAGATAGTAACTCTTGTCTATCCCACTTCTCTCCGTTTAGTAATGTTATCATAGTGTTTTCTCTTGTAGTTTCTCGTATAGTTCTTTGTAATCGTCTGCAAGGTCTTTTTGCTTATCTCTCTTTTCTCTTAATCTGTTTATAATCGCATTAGCTTCTTTTATTTGCATCTCACAAGCTGTTGCATAAATATAGGAGTTTGTTAAATACTCCGTAACGTGTTTCAGTTCTTTGTTATCAGGGCTTTTCTCTAACCACTTCTGTATTATGTGTGAAGCTGCTGTAAAATCCCCTTGAAATTTAAGTTTTAATAGTTCCCTGTTCATCTTTATCTTTTAGCTGTTGTACTACTTGTTCTAGTATCATATACAGCTTAACTACGTGCTGTTCTAGTTCTTGTATCCTTGCTGATTGACTTGCTCGTTTCTTATTCATTCTTTTCGTCTAGGTAATCGTTTGCATCTATGCTTAAAGGATGGTCATCATCCATAGCAATATTGTATGTAGTTCTTACACCTACACCTCTGAAATAGTCTATGCGTTCTTTATAACTCATAGCAATAAAATCTTTATTATTCATATATGTTTGTTATTATAGCTTGTTTCTCTTGTAACAAATATACACTTTTTTTTCTTTTGTTATTATTCCACATTGTAGTTTTAGGACAATACAGTTCTTCAGGCTTTAAATCCTTTAGGTCATTTAGCCAAAACATATAGTTTCCTTTAGGGTCATTTACAAAGTAAAACTTCTGAATATCGCTATCCATCTTCATAAGATTGTTATACTTACCAACCTCTAGTATTTTGGTTTCATAGTACTTATCTCTAAACTTCATCTCAATAACACACTTTAATCCTTTAGGGGTAATACCCTGTGCGTCGTATGGTAGCATAGTTTCACCTGTGTGTACCAATCTCCATCCATCTAGGTTAAGAGCAGTAACTAGGGCTTTCTCAAAGCTATGTATTAAGTCTAGTTTCATATATCCTTGTTATTTGTGCTATCCATTCTTTTATACGTTTTGGGCTGCACGTACAAGGCTCGTGATAAGGGTGTGCAAATAAATCAGCGTGTACCTCACATACAAATTTATATTGCTCGTTTGTTAGTTTATTGTTTAACATAGCAAGAAACACCTGCCATTGTGCTACTTGATGTTGGCTCATTCTTCCTTTTGGCATATTATAGTTCTATATCGTTCCACTTATTTCTACGGTCATCACAACCACAGTCAGGATATATTTTTTTCCATATATATCTTATACCTGTGTACTTGGTTATGTAATATACTAAATCTCCTAATCCCATAATGTGTTTTGTTTAGTGTGTTGTTCAATTCGTTTTTTTGCTATGTTAAAATAGTTTTCATCCATTTCAATACCTATAAAATTTCTGTTTGTATTTAAACAGGCTACTCCTGTGCTGCCACTTCCCATTGTAAAATCTAATACCGTTTCTAATTCGTTAGTGTATGTTTTTATTAGATATTCCATTAAAGCTATTGGTTTTTGTGTTGGATGTAGTTTTGTGCCGTTACAGTTGGGAACACTTTTTGCTTTAATTATGCTTTTTGGATTAACTTTTGTTCTACTGTATTGCGAATAAGTGTTACTTATTTTTGTTTTACTTATATGGCTACCTGTTTTTAATCCGTTTAATATTTTGCCACTATTTTTTAATCTTTCTTTTCCTA